TTTAACGATCCCATAGTTCGGCAAATACGTCACTTCCACCGTAATCCCCTCACCGCCATGACGCCCCTTACCGATCTCAATAATCCCACGACCATCCAGAGTGTCTATTCCGAACAAATTAACCGCATCTTCCAGTACAGCCTTCGTTTTCTTCACTTCCGATCGTCTAGGCGGGCGTAACTCCCTTTCTCCATCTTCTGAGCGATCGTCCTTTACTTCATCCGCTTGTGTAATGACGTGCATTACGGTACTGGTTCTACCTGCAATTTGGCGGAGCTTCTTCGAGGTTGCGGATACATCTCCGCCTGCTGTCTTAGAAGTGTTCGCTTCCATCTCGATATAATAAATTGGATCAAGTACAACCACGTCCGCATTAGTTTGAATAATATCCGCTTCTAGCTGCTTAAGATTACGAGCAGTGAAGTCCGTATCATCTACAGCACGAACGGTGATATTACCGGCAATAGTTTCATTTAACGTAGACAGGAACGTCTCTAATCCTGCTTCGAAATCTTCCGGTAACTGACCCTTAATAAGCGCCCTAGATTCGAATCCCGCTTCATAATCCACTCCGTCAATATTAGCGGTTAAAATGCCTTCTCTTGCTGATAGCGACGAATACGCTCTCGACAGCCATTCGAAGTAACTCATTTCTAGCGCCCATACTAGTACGTTAGCCCCCTGCATGGCGGACTCCAGCGCTTCTTCCATTACAAATACGGATTTACCACGCCCTGAGCGGCCAAACCACGTATACATATTGCCAGAAATATATTCTCCTACTTCTCTATTAACAGTAGGGAACTTACTTGCCCACAACTTAAATGATTTTCCTTCTTTACGCTTATGGTACTCTTCAAGAAACTTACTTGTATCCTCTTTAATGTTCGTACCTATGCGATCATGTGTTCGTATTCCTATTTTAATCCGTTCGGCTTCCTTAATCAACCAGTCTGCGAATGCTTCTGTATTAAATTCTTGATAGTTTTTACCGACCGATTCCCCCATTAACAAATCGTAAAACTGTTTTTTGCCGGCTTTATCCTTCAATTGTGCAGTTAAGTATTCGTAGGAATCTCCAATTTGCGGGATATACGTGAATCCCTCCACTTCCTGCGCAAGGGTCACATATGAGGGAGCCTGACCACGATTCTGTTCGCTATACTCTTTAATAAATCGATAAGCCTTCCGTTCTACTTCGGTCAGAAAGTGAGATTCTTCGATGCCAAAGCGAAGCAACGCTCCTGAATCGTTCGCATCTACGATTTTACTTAATAACGACTCTCCATAGCTCAAACGCACCCACCTCCTGCCCGCTTCTCTAAAGCTACTTTCACCGTCTTTATCATCTCTCCCATTACATTGTACATAGGACCAGGTTGCAACGTTTTCCTAATCTCGATAAATGAGTGTAAGTCTGATAGTAAATCATCCGTTGTTAGAACTTTCTGGCGCTGTAGCTTGCTTCTACGCTCTCTATTTTTCTTATTACGTAAATATTGCTTCGCTTTATCCGCAGTAGCAACAAGCGACATATCCTCGTCATATGCCGTATCCCAATCTTCTTCCTTATCCACGTTGACAACAAGATACTCCGTATAACCTAACGCTTCCTCTTCGTTAACTTCGTGAATCTCCCGATAAGAATCTACTCGGTAAATAGAATCGCCATAACCATCGACTCGGACTAGATCGCCAATGTTGAAGTTTCGTCCATACTCCGGCTGTCCGCGCTCTTTTGTCTTCGTCATCTATCGTTTCCCCCTTTTCGATTGTCCTACGAATAGAATTTCTACGCACATGTCCCGTACCCTGTCAGCTAAGCGTTGTTCCCCAAATAGCGTTGCCAATTCGCTAACTGGAAGATTAGATGTATAAACCGTTGGGAGTTTATTCGTTACCCTTGCGTTAATTACCGCATGTAAATAAGACCTAAACGCTTCACTCGCACCTCTTACTCCAATATCGTCAAGTACTACGAATGGAGTGTTCATCGCGGTATCCATACGTTTTTGAAAATCGTCGGATACTTTCTTCTTTGCTTCCTCCCCAACGGATAAAGTAATTCGGTTAAATGTCGTTTGCCATTCGTTAACATCGAGGAAATAGACCGGTCTTAATAATGCATTCTTACCTTGCTTTACCATGCCTATAAAATGCGTAATCAGATACGTATTGAGCAACGCACAAGCTGTCGTAGTCTTTCCGGTACCTGGCGATTCGGACCAAAGATAAGCACTCTTTATACGCTCTTCTCCACCGCTAAACTGGCGTGAGAATGTCGCAGCATATGCGTCAAGTAATTTATATGCATGCGGTTGATTCGCTCGCACAGGACTGTTCTCGATGGTTACTCGACGGTAATCTGCGGGAATACTAGCAGCAGCGATCCGGCCACTTTCTCCGCTTAATCCGTGAATAGCAACGTAGGCTCCACATATACGGTTGCATTCGAGTGTGTCCGCTTTTTTACATTGGCTTGATAGTATGCAATTTTTGCTAAACGTCAAGCTTTCGACCTCCTTTTTAAAAGATGTCGCTCTGACTAGCGCCAACTAATCAGAGACGACGTAAACCGATAATACTGTTGTAACGTTGCCAATTCGTTATTACGGGATTATCATAACATGCTTATTAAATTTGCGAAACATTTTGAGTGTCCTAATGTTTTCAGTACAAAATTTATCGCTTCTTCTTATAAACCACCGCCAACCCTTCGCTTAACAACTCCTGGTTAAAATCTACGCCATCAATCAAGACTGTCGCCAACAGCCGATCGAATGCGTCTACCGCTTGCTCGTTCCTTAGAACTACGTCTTTACCAAGTAGTCTTGCGGTAGTATGCTGCGTTGCTTCTGCGTAACCTGACTGATTCCGTTCCGGAGTATTGACGCCAAGCAAGCGGACGTGAATACCGTGGAATGTCGCTGTGTGTCCGAATAGCTTCGTTTCTACGTCACAGACGATGGTGTCTCCGTCGATGACTGCTGTTACCTTTGCGTTATTGTCGATCATGTTGCCTCCTTATATTTCTGTTAGTTCGTATGTTTGCAGGAATATTTCCGGCTTACATGGATAAACCTCGCCTTGTACGCCTTTTATAATGTAATCACCATAATCTCCTCTCATATCACCTTCAAGCGTTTTAATAACGCAGTAAGTTTTAGAGAAGCTGAATGGTCCTTCGTCTTCTTCTCCTTCGCAACGATACGTGATGATTTCGTTAGTCGAAACCTTATCTTGGAACCAGTCAGGTCTTGCGTCCATGCCCATGCGGAACGCTTCGATCACAACCGGCTTTTTCCGATACTTTGGCATAATCATAACCTCCATATATAGATTTTGTATTAGTTAGCAACACAACATATAGTTAATAAAGTACAAGCAAACTAAACTTTGATAGAGAAAGTTACTTAACTAACTCTTAACCTTAACCCATTTGTAAGTTACAACTTCTTGTTTTTCTACTTCCGGACACTCGATTTCATCTTTCCACCAGTCTCTACTCGCATAAGAGTATTCGGTGTAATATGATCCAGTTCTTTCGTCCTTAACGCTGTAATACTTGCCATCATATTTGAAAATGTAATTGCAATATTGATATTTACCGTCACCATACCAGTCAGAAGCTTCAACAAACTCGATTCCTTTTTCTTCCCAACTAGAACAATCTAAAACTGATTCCCTTAAAACTTCTGTAGAAAACTTCATATCCGATTCCCCCTAATGTTTTTGAACAAATCTTAAATTTATCGAAATAACCAATTCAAGACAGTAAAGACAGTTGTGATAAATAGCAATATATCTCTTAGGTCTTGACTCATTCCGATTTCCTCCAGTAATAACCGCTTATCCATCCGCAAAAATATCCAAACACCCCACCGAACATTGTAAAGAAAACGAAGTCATGGACATTAACCCATTCACTCACTTTTCTTTTCCTCCCCTGCTAGGGCTTTACCTATTTTCCTAAGTACCGGAATCGGAACTGAATTGTTTTCGTACACTTCTTGCAGCTCCTTACGCAAGCGTTGGATTTCTTCTGTCAAAACTCGATGTTCCTGTTTATACAAATTTAGTCCATCGTCCATATACTCGATAACCATTTTCTTATTAGCTACATCATCCTTCAACCTCTCCACTTCCCGATCCCGTTCCTCCAGTGCGTCTAATAGGCGTGGAATATACTTTATTAGACGTTCTTCATCACCATAAAATTTATGCCTTTTGTACGATTCCCTTATCGCTTGTTTCTCCTGCTCGGCCATTGTCGTTCCTCCTTCCATGCACTCTTGAAGATCATCACCTTTCCATATTCCGACCAATTTTATAAATGGCGATGGTTCGTCAATCGGTTCGCATGGAGTCAAAACACCTTCTTGACCGATTGGACAGTTACTACCTGATTCAACGTCTATTCCACATGTTTTACAAAAATATTTCATTCCTTCACCACCTTTGAACGATTCTGGAATTTATCGAACCTTATAAATGTAAAGATTACTTCTTGTTTTCTGTAAATCTTTTTTCATTCTGTTAATGCTGTTGGGGTGTTCGTCTAGATAAATGCCATTCATACAATTAGGGCATTCCCATTCATCCTTATATCCCAAAGCCCATCCTTCTGTTTCTATTGTTAATAGTTCACCACAATCCCAGCATGTAGGTTCAATCCAAATAGGTCTATCTTGAACATTACGTCTTTTAACTTCTTTTCCTATAGCTCTTTTTCGTCTTGTACGCATTATTTCACTTCCTTATAGATAGTTGAGTTCATTAAAAACTGGAATTTAAGGTCTTTTTATTTGTTCCAACGCTTTTTCTGCAATCCTTTGCAATGTTTGACTGAAACTATTCTGTTCCACTTCGTAGCAACAAATTTCTTCTAACGCTTCGATAGCAATTTCCAATTTCTTATCCATTTTCATCACTCTTTTCTATGAAATGTTGATTTTATTTTCTTTCTCGTACTTTTATCTCGTTAACCGCCAGTGTTGTGAGTGATTTTGCGTAATGACTTTACTGTTTGATTCTGGAAAACAAAGTCCAATTACACTAATAAAAGTAATGATGATTGCAAAAAACATCATTATTTTCATCTGCACATCTCCTTAACAAATGGCGATTTGATTAAATTGCATGATTGAGTATGTGTTTACCCACATCTGGCAGTACGCAATTCCTCAACACTTGCCTTTTGTTCGGTAATTTGTATCCAGATAAGTCATAACCTAACGCTTCTTGTAGCTGTGGTATTTGTGCTGCTCTTAATTTAGGTCTTTCAAATTCAGCATGTTCAATATCGAAATTACACCAGAATAAATGACGATCTAATCTAACGCTCGGTTCAATTAAAGGCTCGTAATATGGATTCACGTTTTCTACAACCCACTTACCTTTAAAATTCGATTGCAGGAATATGATTTCTTGATATAGTT